CACACAGTCTTTCGTTCCACGGCATAAAGGCACGACCTTTTTTGCGAGTCAGCCACTCATCGCTGTTGATTCCCACAATCAACATATCGCCTAATAAACGGGCTTCCTTTATCAGTTTAATGTGTCCTGAATGGACCGGATCAAATCCGCCGCTTACTATTACTATTTTTTTCATGCAAATATTTATAGCCCGTTAAACAGCCATGCTCAATAAACTGCCGTCGATCCACGGAACAACTAAGTCCTGTTGTCTTAGAGCACTGTGAGCATAAATGCTTTTTACAGCAGATTGGGGCAAAAGATTCTGCTCTACCAGTGTGTGCCAGTTGGTGTTGTGTGGGTTTTGAGGAGATTGATCGCTTTTGTAAACTACCGCATGTATCCACGGTTCAGTGAGTGTTTGTTTAAAAAACCCAGCTCCACAATCCCATCCGGCTGTGGCCAACATATACATGAGACTGACCATGGTGTGATGATAATAGTGTCCATTGGGCAACGTATAAGCAAGTTGGCGACGATGTATTTGTTGAGTCACTGGCACGGTCAGCGACAGCATACCGCCTGGGCTGGCAATATACCACCAATTGCTGAGAGTTTGTATTGGATTTACGGCATATTGAAATGCATCGTGGCACCATAGTATATCAAATCCACCATCTGGAACAGTTAATGTATCTTCAAAATTACACTGTTGATAGGTAATATTTTCATGTTCGTTAACAACCAATGAGTTTCCACCTAGATCAATGCCGTGACATTTGATGTTCAGCGGCTGGGGATCGTCGTCGCGAGTTGTTCGGGTCGCCCACCATACCAAATCGTCACCAAATCCACATCCGAGATCAACCATGTTGCGTATACTCAGCATGAAGTCATCATACTCATACAACTGATTTAATGTAGCGAGACTGTGTTGATGGCTATCGCCTGGATGTGTAAACATTATACCTGAACGTCTTCCATACCGGCTGCTCGTAATCTTACAATATGTCCTAGCATAAAGTTTTTACTTTCCATTCCTTTGAGAATACCCAAGTATCGATTACGTAACAGGGCAACTTCATTGATCAAGGTTTCAAACTCAATAACTTCGTCCTCACCATCCACATACTTTTCAGCGTCACGACTGGTCAATGCTCGAGCATAGCCTTCTAGATATTTTTGAAAATGTTTGCGTCGAATTTTACGTAACTGTATGTTGAGGTAATTTAACACTGCTTCAACTTCTTGCAACTGGTTAAACCTATGTTCTGTAAGTCCTGGCAAAGCTGTAATATTTTTTTCAACAAGTCCACCAACTCGACAGTCGCGTTTGGCTTCGTCAAGTTCGTGTTCGTAATATGTGATAAAATCTGGGATATTACTTAGATCCGCTACAACTTTGCTATACCACATTAATTTTCCCAGTCTTCGTCTTCGTCGTAATCCTCGTCTTCAACTTCTTCCTCTTCAATTTCATCATGATCTCTAAGGTAACTGGTTAACGCCTTTTTAACGTCACTGTCGGTTTTAAAAACTGCTTTGATCTCGTCGGCACCAACATTGTTGTCAATCAAGACCGATACCAATGTTTCAGCTGCCTCATCACGATCCACTGTGTTGACATATCTTTTAAGTTCTGACCAAATTTCATTTGCTAATTCAACTGTCATTGTTATTCCTCCGTTGCGGTTTCTTCAGTGGTTACTGTTTCTTTCTGATTTTTAAAATCTGTCATTACTTTGTCTAAACAACCATCTTCGTTTGATTCCCAAGCCTTGCGGAACTGTTTAATTATCTCGCCTTCGCTAGTAACAAACATCAAACGATTGCCATCTTTCTTTAGAATGCCTTTTTTCTCTGCAAGATCGGTTAGGCCACTGTAAGGATTCATACCTGTTTCATACGGAATCTTAACCTGCATGCCTTCAAAGGGTTTTGCGTAACGAGTTTTCATTACCTTACAACCAGCACGGATACCCATAACTTCACTGATTTTGTTGCCTTCTTCATCTTCTTTGAGCTTCATTTTCTTCATGGCAACTACAATACTGCTTGCATAGATAAAGCCTTGTCCACCTGAGATCTTGTCATCTGGATCAAACATATCTTGGCTGGCGTATGTATGATTCGTACAAACCATTCCAACATTGAAGCCACCAAACATGTTGACTGAATTACGAACAAGACTTGTTAGTGCTTTGGGTTTACGACCCATGTCGCCTTTCATGTCTCCGGCTTCAAATTGATTTACATCAGTAGGAGTCAACAACATTCCTAATGAGTCAATTACCCATAACACCTTCATGCGCTCACCATCGGGTAGGGCTTTGTAATCAATCATGAATGTTGAAATAGCCTTGGCCACATCGTCAATCATACTCATGTTTAGTTTAAGCAACTTGTCTGCGCCAGTGTCTACACCAAGTGCATGTAGCCATGTTTCATCAAGTGCGTTTTCTGTATCAACTAGGATAACAAAGATACCTTGCTCTTGTGCGTTCTTGACGATGTTGCCTGAACAGATATAACTTTTACCTGCACCAGACTCGCCAGCAAACACTGTAATCTTACCCAGTGGGATGCCTCGATTAAAGTCTCCGCTGATCAAATAATTCAAGGCAAAGTTGCCTGTTGAGATCCAATCAGTTGGATCATTGAAGCCGATGCTCAGACCTTCAATGCTTTTAGTGATGTCCTTGCGGAACTTGCTTATATCAAATGGTTTTGCCATGATTATTTTCCTTCTTTAAGTTTGTATAATTCTGTAAAAATTTTACTGCTGTCTACTCCACGCCTCAAATCCATCGTTGCCAATTGTTCAAACGAATTTGCTAGGTTCTTTTCAATCGGTTGCGTTATATAGTGTAACATATTCCGATAACTATCTTCAAGCAGATATTCTGGATTTTCGTCGATCTTTGATTGTAATTTCAACTTCAATGAGTTTAGCACATTTTCTGGTAAATGTCTAATGTTTAGGTAATCTGGAGTCAACAATGCTCCAATAACGAAACTGTTGTTATGGAATCCTAAACCTTTTAAATAGTCTACACAATCAAATACCGTATCATAATTCAATAGAAACCATAACATATTAAAACTTATTTTATGATTGAGTTGCCTAATGATATTTAAATTATCTAGGAAATCTTGCCACTTACCGCCAAAACGTATGTATTCAAATTCATCTTCTATAGTTTCTGCACTCACTGTCCAATGGACATTTTTAAAACCGCATACAGCATTAAACACTCCAGTATCAACTTTACTGAGATTAGTGTTTATCCTGAGATTAACATCAGGACTTAATTCTTGAAGCAGTTTTAAATTTTCCTTCATCAACAAGGGTTCGCCACCGGCTAGGTATACATGTTTGAGATTCTTGGCGTGTCGATAAATGTAGTTGCTGAAATCCTGTTGCTGTTGTTCGGTCGGCTGTGATATTTTTTTGTCCAATTCATCGGCCCATCGACTGCTAAAATCAGATCCGCAATAAACACAGGCAAAATTACATAAATTAGTCCACCGAACATCAATGGTTTGTAAATCAAAATTATTGGGTCGGTAAGTATCTAGTGGCGTTTTTTTAAACTCTCGTATGTAGAAAATTCTGTCACTGATAATATCAAACCCTTCCTTACCATGTTCTAAATCATAACAAGTATGACAGCCTGCAGCTGGGTTGTTATTTGTTATATTTGTTTGTTTGGTTACATTAATAGGACCCAACAATATTTCTTCAATGGGTGCATCTTTGATATTACCTAGTGCGCCGGTTGCGCTATCACTACGAATACAATTTTTTACTCTGCCATCAACATTATACATTAGTCCAGTCCATGGCATTGGACAAAAGTGCTTGTTGGTTAGGATATCTTTAGGTGTCATACTGGTCCTAAAGAAATATCTGGAATTCGCAAATCATTAGCTTCGGCTATACGTAGAATAGACATTAACACGTTGGCCCAGTTATCAACATTGGCCGCAGGTGGCACTGTTTTATCCGAGCCGGTAGCAATGTTGCCAGGACGAACTACGGTAATCTTTACTTTGAGTCGACGATGTCGTATTTGACGCACTGCTTCTTCCAATGTGACTTTTTGCAAACGATAATGATCCATATCTAGTCCAGTCAACAACGACACAGGTTCTTGAGTCATCATTGTGCTGATCACTATGATTTGTTTACCAGTGCCAGACCAGCGTTGTGCCATTTCAAACAACAACTCAGTCTGTGCATAGCCGGATTGTGCGTTGTTGACAAACACATCACACGGTTCGATTTGATCACAAATCTTAGGAGTGTTGCGAATGTTGTTGCCGTCACGCTGACTAAGGCCCACAATATCGTGACCACTGAGTTGATATTCTTTAGCTAGAGCTTGACCTATACCTGCAGTGTGTCCAGTGATTGCTATTTTCATGCTATGCCTCTCAGTTGTTTTTGTTTTGCTATATATGCATCTCTAGCATCGCTATCGGTATTATCAACACTCAACTCAACGGGAGTTTTTAAGTAAGCATAACTGTGATCAATGCCGTGCTCTAGGGCAAATTTTTGAATGTTGGGCAGGTCATCAACATTTAATACACTAACAGTTGTCCACAAATTCAAGGCCACTGGCATTGTTTTGTAGGTCATTAAATTGTTGTAGAAATTTAACCAAGGTATAGGCCAGCGCACAAAGTCATGAACAGCTCCGATGCCATCGCAACTTACGGTCACAGTGACTTCGATACCACGATTGGCAATGTTGTTGAGTTCAGTCAATACTGTGCTACAATTTGTATTGAGTCTTAAAGTTTTGAGATTAGGTGGTAAATTAGATAAAATTTTCTTATAGTTTTTACTGTAACTAGGCTCACCGCCATTGATATCTAAATGCACAATTCGTTCTTGTGGCAAGTGCCAGAATCGATCAATATTGTTAATGATAGGAAATCCTGGGCCTGTTAAACTTCCTATTCTACTACTTAAATTTTGATTGCAGGTTTGACAGGCAGCATTACATAAATTATCTAATACTCCGCTAACTTGTAGATAATCTTTTTGTGTAGTTTCACTGTCTAATGCTGTTGCATATACCCGTATGCTGTTGGGTTCAGTTTCTTGACAGCGAACACATTCATCAGGCCATTGGCCGCTACTCATCAAATGTTTAGTATTAATCAACCACTCACTGGATTCCATGTCCTCTAATGTGTCAAATTGCGGGGCGTTGACCATATGCCCACATCGACTAACTGTACCGTCGGAGTTAAAGCGAACAAAATGATCTAGTCTAGGACAATACATAAGTTGGATTTAAAATTTCTTGTGCGTGTTTGATTACATAGTTGTATGCATCGGAATCGGTGGTTTTTATATGTTGTAATAATTCTTTAAATGTTAACGAATTTCCGATGCATTCAAATATTGCTGCGTCCACTCGTTGATACATTTTGTTGTTTTTTATCGATAAAATTTTTTCTGTCAATGCTGTATTGACTGGAAGCACACCTTCGGGTTTTGAATTTCTTCCGGTAATTTCTCCAATGGCCGTCATTGGTAAAAAATTTAATTTGGCCTCAGGGTTTAGATACCTTGCCAAATTTAATAACCAAACAAATTGCGAAGCATAATGGCGATCCAATGACATGTAATTTAACGCAAACCATTCTACGGTAGCTGGATCAAGTGCAGGATTATCTCTCACAGTATGTTGTATAAATGTATTAATTCCAGAAATTAATCGGTCTTCGGGATTTCGTATGATCACATCAATTGTGGTGATTCGTCGAATCTGTTCATTGATACGTATTTGCCAATTGTTTGTTTTCTGCGGTGTAAAAAAACTACTATGTCCATTTTTAAAAATAATATAGACATACCGCTGTGAGGGTATGATTTCAATTACCTCACAGCGGTCTGGAAACAAAACACGATCTAAATGCGATAACATTTGTTATGCTTTTTGTCGGGCCCTAATCATTGCCAAGATGTCTTGAGCTTTGTCCGAAGATGGCTTGGCCACTACCGGAGCACTGGCCACTGCTGGCTCATCATCAAAATCACTTGATGCCGCTGTTGCGGGTGCTGACTTAGCTTCAACTTCATGAACATCACCGTGTCCATCAACAACGGCTGTTGCTGGCGCTGGTGTAGCACTGCCTGCTGGAGCATTGACACCGGCTGGGCGGAAATACTGACCCCAACGTTCTGTGTCG